GTATCTCTAAACTTAACTGGTGCATTTGTCTATTAAGTTCTGCATTTGCAACAGCACTATGATCCATGTCATTATTCTGTATCTTTTGTGTGATTACATGACCAGTAACTGCCTCAATACTACTATCGGCCCTGGCAAAACCAGCGGCCAATAGTGTACTTATAATCAACAACATTAAGAAATTTTGAGTAATCATTTTGCGTTAGGACCTCTACCAGAAAACACAGGTTTGCCTTTGCCGCCCATCTTCTCTTTCTCAAGTCTTTTTTCTTCTGCAACTCTAGCAGTAATGCCAATCAAATCTTCAGCATATTTTTTAGGACTCTTTTGTGACCATACTTCAATTAGTTTGTCAAAGTTCTTGACCGATATCTTATTACCTCTAAACATATTAGGATGTTTGATTCTTGCATCCTTCATATCTACTAACCATTCAACTTTCTTCTTCTTAGAAGTAATGTTCTTAAATTCTTCGAACATAAATTCTTGTGTATATACGCCGTCCATAATGTATTCTCCTTGTTTTATTAATTATTCTGTATTCTATCAGGTTTTTGAGTTAATGTCAAGCACTATTAAGTGTTTGATTTACTTGAGTTTCACTCTTATTTGTACCGAAAGATTTTTCATAATCCACGATTTTACCCTCATATTTGGTGATTAATTCTCTAACTTTGAACTTAGCAAAGATAGTCTGAGGATGCATTGGTGTTTCCTCATCTTCTAAAACTTGACTAATTTGTTTCAAGTCTTTTATCATTTCAAATATATCCATCATATCTATTCACCCCTCGCATTTTTTAAATCTGTATGAGCACTCTGTAATGCACTTGATAAGAATCCTACCATATAGGCATTCTTTTCACCATTATCGTATTTGTTGAATCTTTCAACAGCAAGTACATCATCACCGAACATATATTTTTTTATGTCAGTTTCAGATGAGCTTTGTAAGTATTTTTGTTTCATAATGTATTCTCCTTATTCATATTATAATTTGTGAAGCATATTTTGTCTGTGCCCGTTAGTGTGCTTCAACTTGATCTGTTCACAAGCGACTAGGGGCCCCATAATCATTCATCCGATGGCATAGATTTCGTTTCATTATGGGTGAAATTACTCTCGGTGTTTTTGCCATTTACTTTATACTATGTCATGTTATTTTCCCGATTATGATTATTGATAAAACTGATAAACCTGTAAATATTAAAAAACTACTAATCATATTAAATAAATTGTTAAGTATAATACGAAAAGACTTCCGAAAACTAATACTAGATAAACAGATACTAATTTTACGATATTGAAGAAAAAATTAAATATAGTTTTCATCTTACAAGTAAAGTGGTCCCGTCCACTGGATAGGGTAGTTGCCCTCTAGAACATTACCTCTTGGTTTATTAAGTGCTGGTGCTGCCCAACCTGCAGGTTTTAATACATCACCTCGTCTGAAGTGTTTAAAATCTTCTTTTACTATAAAAGCAAATACTGATCTATCATATATAACTTTGATATATTTTTTACCTTCTTTAACAGTAGTTTGAGATTCATAGTTTTCAAGTTTTTGTTTAGTGTAAGCAGAATCGTTTCTACCCATTGTTTGAGCATAATCTTCTTTAGCGCCAGCCATCATATTGTCGATACCGTCTTGTAAAGATTTAGCAGTTTTGAAAATTTTAATCATTTTAAAGTTCTCCGATTTCTTGTTTGAAAGATTGATAGTAAGCAACTGCCATGCAATAAGCAAAGAAGGCAGTTAGTGATAATGTGATATATAATAATATTGTCATATGTCTATCTTTCGTTCATAATGTTTTCTTCGACAGTTTCGAAGTTGATATCAAAATTGATAATGTTATTTTGAGTCATCACTTTTAACTCATCAATAAAAGTTAATTTATCAGATGAAGTTTTAAGAGTTTTAAATGTTTCAAATATTTGTTGTAAAGTCATAATGTTTTCTTTCGGTTCGTTGTTAATATACTCTTATTATATACTATTCCACGGCAGATTCAAGCACTTTCGGGTATATATACCATTTTATCCTATTGATTTCATTGAGTTTTTTATTTAATTTGGGAGTGTTGCATAAAAGACACACTAAAAATGCGTGTTTTTGGGTGATTCTTAGTGATTTTTGAGTGATTTTGTGAGTCCTAGGGCGTTCTTATAACTATGATTCGTTATGTGTATTTTAAAATCTCTATTTGTCGGAAGATTTATCTAGGTTTGATACTTGTATCCCTCTTAGATAGTGTCTTTCTGGATGATAAGAGTCGTTAATCATCTTTTTTAAAATTTTAATTATGAGCATTTTAAATGTTGCCATAATCACGCCTTAGGTTTTAGTGAAGTTTGAGATATCAAATCAAATTTCGGAGTTACTACGCATCCGAAGGATGTCGTATATTTCTATTTAGACAAAACGAAATCTTCACTAATTTCTGGCTGATATTTACATATATAATACGCATCCACCACATCTGTAGCAGGTGATGTATATTTACACTCGAACATATCTAACACATTTAAACCTGTGTCTAGAACGAACTGTTCGGTCATTGCTTCTTTATTTGCATTACCTTTGCCAGTAGCATACTTCTTAATGACTGACGGTGCAAGTAGATTATAGTCCCATTTATTTTGATAAAGTTTGTATTTGAGTAGTCCCATATTTTCTGCAATATGAAAGACTTTACCCTTTGACCCGAAAGAGTAACTTTCTAGATTGATAGTATGATTCTTCTTAGAAGCCATAGCTTTAGGATAATATGAGTTGATAATATCTATAGTCCAGTCTGCAATATTCTCATATCGTTCAGGTTCAGACGAGTATGGTTTATGTTCAGTACCCTCATAGGATACACCATTGTGTTTGTATGAACCTACAAATTTCTTCTTAGCTGTTAGATAGTAAAACTTACAATCTTCGTATCTGAATTCATCAGTACTAGTGTTTATACATACTCCAGGACAACTAAGACTGTAATCAATCCCAATCTTCATCAATGTCTGTTTTTATTTCGACTTCTTCTTCGTGTTCATGACCACAGAATGGACAAAATTGTTCCATATAATCTTCTGGTAGTTCGTGTTTAACTGTATATTCTGCTGAACAGTTATCGCATTTCTTTTCTAATGTCATTAAATTCCTGCTGGTTGTGAAGTGATGTCTACAATCTCACACGACCCTGCCGTACAAGCAAGTTCTTGAGTGCCAGTTGTATTGTCATCATTTTCGTAATTTTTCAGTTTTTCAAAGTCAACTGATTTAGGCATTAACTTTTTAAGTTCATTATACTTCTCTTTATCTATATCTTGATAAGGTGCCTGTTGATATGTATGGTCAGAATGAGGTAAGAAACTCACACCAGATACTTCGTCAAAGTGTTTATATACCCATGCACCAACTTCCATCCATTCATTATCTCTTACTGATACTGTACAAGATGGTTTATGTTCGCACCAATGTCTTTGATATCTTAACCATATCTCTAACTGTTCGATAGCAGTAAACTCATCTCTAGTGATTGCACCTTTAGGTGAAGCAGTAGGAAAAGAAAACACACTTACGATTGATGGATTCATTACATCTGGTTCGTTTGGTATGCCTTGATCTTTCATCATTTGAGTTAGTGGGTCTTTATTATCACCTCTTACTGTTCTAATATAATAATCACTATGTCTAGTATGAATACCCGAAGCACTATCAACTAACTGACTTACTGTACCAGAAGGTTTGATACAAGTAGTAGCAGCAGATTGAGGTATCTTGAGTTTCTTTGCTAAATCTTTATTTGTTTCTACTGCCATTTCTCGCATAGACTTTAATAGTTTAGGATCTGCTTCAATCGTTAATTGATTGTCCATGATACCTGTAAGTGAAACGCCAAGTAGTCTTTCTTCTTCTGTGTTATCTCTCCATATCTTTCTTAGATATTTAATATCTGTAAGTGTAGATTGATATGTACCTAGTTGAGTTGCAAGTCTGACTTTTCTTTTTAAATCTTTTGCTTCATCTGTTGCACGAATGACTACCTCTGTTAGATTACAGAATTGATATGGTCTTAGTATGATTTCTGAGCAAGGGTTAGTACCAAATTCGTGTTCAGGATCTCTACGACCATTTTCTGCAACTTTCTTTTTAGCTGCTTCACGATTAAATATTCCTCTTTCGCCAGACTTAGAATCATATAATGATTTCCATTCGTGCATAAACAATCCCATATCAGGTGTTCTTGTGTAACAAGCAGAGTTATTTGCCAATGCTCTTTGACCATTCATCTCCCACCATTGTCCCATTTTTGCTTTACGAACTCTATCATCTTGAATATTACTTAGTGAGATTAGTGCTGATCTTCTTACACCACCAACTACAACTACTTCACCTACTTTACATACTAGATCATGGCATTCTAAACTATCAAGTTTTCTACCAGCAGAATCTCTAAATGTATTGATTGCAAAATCAAATAGATTCACTAATGGTTGAGGACCAGAAGCACGACCACCAAATGTTTTAAGTCTTGCACCTGCAGGTCTTACCTTAGATACATCAATCTTAGGTATCTGACCAGAGTATAACATAGCGATTAGTTCTTTGAATGATCTTGCCCATCCTGTTTTACTATCTT